CGTTACCTAAAACAGGTAGGGCCGTAGGAATAGACGTAGGATTAAAATCTCTTATAACAACCTCAGACGGTCTTCAAGTAGATAGACTTAACGATAACCAAGTTAAGACTAAACAAATACAAAAAAGACTGTCAAGGAAAGTTAAAGGTTCTCATAGAAGAGAAAAAGTAAGACTTCAACTAGCTAAAAGTCATAGAAAAACTGCAAGGCGTAGAGAATGGTTACTACACAACATCTCTAAACATCTTGTAGAAACCTATGATGTTATAACTGTTGAAGATCTTAATATCAGTGGAATGTTAAAGAATCACAAACTTGCTAAATGATGCATCATGGGCTGAATTGATTAGGCAATTAGAATACAAAAGTAGATTTTATGGAAAAGAATTGGTTAAGATTAATCGTTGGTTTCCATCAAGTAAAACTTGTAATTCTTGCGGTACAATCAAAGAAGACTTAACATTAGCAGACAGAACCTTTAATTGTGAATGTGGTTATTCAAACGATAGAGACTTAAATGCCGC